GGTGAAGAAATAGTAACGAGATATTCCATGCAAGTTGACATTTGGTTTAAAGGTTCGGAAGGAGAAGCACTTGCAGAGCAAGTCAAGAGCAGACTAAAAGCAATAGGGTTTTATAGAACAGGAGCAGAAGACCTGTACGAGCAAGACATCAACACACACCACAAGGCAATAAGATTTAATTATTTGAAAAGGAGTGAAAGTTAATGAACATAGGATATAAAATCAATATAAAAAATTTTCGTTATACCATTCTTTTAAAAGATGATGAAACAGGAGTGGAATACGGACCTATCCAAAAAATTCCGGGATTAATGGAATTGACAATAACACCTAATGTATTAGAAGGGAAATTACGCGGTGATGGGGCGGTAAAGAACCAAGAAGTCATTCTTGAAAGTTTGGGTGTTGCCATGGGATTAAACAGACTACCATTAAAAGACAGAGCTGCAATGAGAGGAAACAAGTATGAAAATGGAGAGTTGACAGAAAACAAAGATGATAAAGCTCCTTATATAGCAATGGCTTTTGAAAGTGAGACAACAGAAAAACCAGAATTAACTTGGCTATTTAAAGGTAAAATGTCGCCACCAACAGATGAGCAAAAGCAAAGAGACGGAAATGTAACCTATAACACGGATAAAGTGAATTTTCTATTCATACCTAGAGAATTCGACGGAGATCTTAGAAAAATAGCAGATGGAAACGACGAAGATTTAACGCCTGAAAAGATTACTAACTGGTTCAACAAAGTACCAGGAACAGTATAGGAGGTTAATTATGAAGAGAAAAGTAAGCAATATAAGACCTACAAAGTCGTTAACTTTAGAGTTTGAAGATGGAATTGAAAAAGAATTAAAGTTTAATGCATATACCATATTTATATTAGATGAAGAATTTGAAGATGGTAGTTTACCTATATTGTTAAAAGCAATAAAGAAACCTTATCTTGATGGTAGTAAGGTCATATATGCAGGATTAAAAGCTTGCGATGAAACTATGACATATGAAGAAGCTAAGAGCATTACTACAACTTTAGATATACCAACTATAATGGAAATAGTAAAAATGGCTAATGATTCGGTAACACCAACAGAAAACAATAAAAAAAAAGCTACACTAACGCAGGAGGAGCTAGAAGTTCTAAGTCAGATATTCAAATAGATAATTCTATTGATTGGGATTATCTTTTTTATTTATATGTAATCGAATTAAACAGACACGAAAGCGAGTTTTGGGAAAGTACATTAGCAAAGATATTTACGATATTAGATATACATTTAGAGAAATATAGAAGCGAAGATACACAAGAAGAAAAAACAGTAACGTCTATGAAGGATATACCTGGGCTTTGGGGGTGAACAAATGGCGGGTGAAATAAAGTCAGTTATTAAAATAGGAATGGACTACGCAGAAGTTACCGGTGGAACAAGCGAAATAAATAGAAGGATAAGTCTTTTAGATAGCGAATTTAGAAAGACACAAGAATCTGCCAAAGCCTTCGGAACATCGGTTGACGAGTTAAGCAATAAACAAGAATATCTTACGCAAAAAATCAACCTTCAAACACAAAAAGTTAAGAATATGAAGGATGAATATGAGAAGATAAAAAAAGAAAAAGGCGAAAACTCAAAGGAGGCAGAGAAGTATGCTACAAGTCTTAATTATGCGGAAAGAGCACTAATAAAACTAGAAACAGAGTTAAAAGATACAACTGAAAAACTCAAAGACCAATCAACAAAGTTTGATGAATTGCAAAAAAAACTTGGAGAATATGGAGATAAAGCCGCAGAAATATCTCAACAGACCGGTAAAGTTGGCGACGGCATGCTTAAGGCATCAGCACCAATTTTGGCATTTTCTATAGCGAGCGGAAAGTTAGCAATGGATTTCGAAGAAGCAATGGCAAAAGTTTCACTAATGGTAGATACAAATGAGGTTGACATGAAAAAAATGAGCGAGAGCGTGAAAATTTTGTCCAACACATATGGTATATCTACGAAAGAAATTGCCAACGCCCTTTATGAGACCATGTCGGCCGGCATAAGTGCTGCAGATAGTATAAAATTTTTGGATGTTGCTATAAAAAATGGAAGAACCGGAATAGCCGATACTGTAACATCTGTAAACACTCTTACAAACGTAATGAATGCCTACGGCATAGAAACTGGAAAGGCAATTGAAATATCTGATAAATTGCTAATGCTTCAGAAGTTTGGCAAGACAACAGTAGGCGACTTCGGAAACGAGATAGGTAGATTGGCACCATTGGCAGCGCAGACCGGAGTGACAGTTGAGGAAATGTTTAGCAGCATTGCAACGCTTACAAAGAATTCAATTGATTCATCACAAGCTTTAACTGGGATGAGATCAATTGTTTCTGCGGTAATTAAGCCTACATCTGAGGCAAGCGAAGAAGCAAGAAGATTAGGCCTAAGATTTAACGCTGCAGCATTACAAGGAAAAGGATTTGAACTGTTTCTTGAAGACGTAATGAGAAGAACTCATGGAAACACCGAAAGTTTGACCAAGCTATTTGGAAACGTAAACGCACTTAACTCTATCATGTTATTAACCTCAGAAAAAGGCTCAAAGGACTTCAAAGAAGCATTAGACCAGATAAATAATGCTGCCGGGATGACGGATGAAGGAATGGAAAAACTTGATACAAGAAGTCAGAGACTGCGAGAATCAATAGAAAGTTTTAAAAATAGCTTTGCAGAAGCTGGGAAAGCGATACTACCAATATTGGATGCTATTTTAAAGGTCGCGACTCCACTGTTTAGCTTGATTGGTAATATAAATCCAATATTATTACAAACTGTGGCAATTATAGGGATGGCACTTGCGACAATCGGAAGTTTTTTAAAAATTACATCAAGCGTTTCCGGAATTTTCTCAACGCTGTCGAAAGGATTAGGAACATTTAATATAACAGGAGCAAAGACGACATTGATAATAATGGGTGTAGTAGCGGCGGTTATAGCATTATTAACGCTTATAACGGTTTTAAGCGGGAAAACAGGAGACCTTGAGAGGGCAACGCAAAGCATAGGAACATCAGTTGGAAATATACAAGGTTCGGTGAACAATGCTATGAGTCCTGGAAACATACCTAATTATGCCAAAGTGGATGGAAGCCATAGAAGAGGACTGGGCAGGGTGCCTTTTGATGGGTACGTAGCAGAATTGCATAAAGACGAAGAAGTATTGACGGCGAATGATCCTAGAAACAGAAATAATTCTAATGGCAGGATAGGTGGAGATACCTACATTGTAAATGTAAACATGGATGAAGTTGATGAAGTATATAAGCTTGTAAATGTATTCAACGGTCTCAAGCAGACAAAGAGAGCAGGTGTTTTATAATGGCTAATCACACAATTACATTACCAATAATAAAGAGCAGTAATGATTTTGGATACAGTGCGCTTACCGGTGCTTATTGGGATAGTTATTATAATAGACTGGAATATGTATTCACCGAACCAGTAGCAGTAAGTAATACATTAGCTATTGCATATAGATCGTCTGCAACCTATAGAATGGGTGTCGCGTGGGATGAAAGCCAAGTACCAAAAGGAAAAGAAATTAAAAATGCTACACTGCACTATTACACGACACATGGACATAGCAAGCCTATATCTTACAAATACGCAAGTTTTAATGAGGGTTCTACAATACCAAGTCACGAGCCAAGTGATGGAGTTAAAGCCGGCGGAGCAAGTTCAGGATGGGGAGAACTAGATTTAGGAAAACCAAAAGGGAGCTCTGTTATATTATACGCTGCACTTAGTACTACAAAATTATATTTTTATGACGGGGTACAGGAACACTATATTAACGGGGCGGAAGCATGGAAGATTTATTCCCACAGAAACGCAACAAACCAACCATATGTTGTTATAACTTACGGAGATGTACCTCCTGAGCCTCCAACATCATTATATCCAAACGGAGCAATTATAAGTAATCGTGATGTAATAAGATTCTCGTGGGTACATAATAGCGCCGCTGGTGTAACTCAAAAGGGATATGTATTACAATACTCGCTAGATAACGGAGTAACATGGACAACGGTATCTCAAACAACTACTAATCAGTACTACGATATGACAGCTAATACCTTGCCAACAAGCGGTACCGTTACATGGAGAGTAAGAACAACGGATGCAAACGACGAAACGTCGGAGTTTACAACCGCAAACTTTACAATAGGAATTCCCACACAAAAGGCGCCTGTACCGATTTCACCTATTTCCCAATATGCGGACGAGAGACTGCCTATTAGATTTGAATGGATATTTTCGGGTGGTTCAGCGAATGATATTCAATCCAAAGTAGACTTGCAATACTCACGAGATAGCGGAGTAACATGGACAACGGTAACAAGGAATATATCTGACACTTATCTAGTACTAAACGCCGGATCCGTGACAAAAGGCAATGTCGCGTGGAGAGTTCGGACGTACAACCAATGGGGAGATGTATCGCCGTTCAGCGACGTCAAATCATTTACCGTCATTGGTAGCCCTGCAACCCCTTTAATTACTGATATAAGCAATAGGGCAAGGCCGACAATAAAGTGGCAGACATCCGAGCAACATTTATACGAGCTTGAAATATTGTTAGACAATGCGATTATATATCGCACAGGTGTAATCCCGAGCTCCACAGAAAAGGAACATCAGATCCCGATATACCTCGACAACGGGGAATACACCGCAAGATTGAGGATTGTCAACGAGTATAATTTATCTTCTCAGTGGGCAGAAAAGAACTTTACAATACAGGTAATAAAACCGAATAAACCGGACATAACAGTATATAACGGTAGCTTTGGTGTAACGATTAAATCCGATACAGAATTAAAGGCTCTTATATATAGAGATAGTGAATATTTTGGAGAAATGACGGACGGTATTTATAAAGATTATACCGGTGCAAATGATAAAGAATATAAGTACTTTATAAGGGTTATTGATAGTAACGATAGTTTTTCTGACAGTCCTGTTAAAATTGGAAAATGTAGATTGCCTTGCAATACTATTGCGATTTTATCTAAGCCAGAAGACTATGTCAAACTTGAATATGGATTAGACGGAGTACCACAAAAGAATAATACATTTAGCATTAACGCAACAATGCAACACTACGATGGACGGATGTATCCAGTTGCAGAATATTCGGAATTTAGAAACTTTGAAAAAACATTAAGTTTCCATTTTGACAACAAAACTAATGTCGATAAGCTGCAGGATATGATAAACAAAAATAAAACATTAATATACCGAGATACTGACGGCGAAGTGATTATCGGGAATGTATTAACATTAGATTACTCCAAAATGATATTGGGGTATACTGTAGGTTTTACTATTACAAGGACGGTGTAGATATGATTAAGTTAAATAAAAATATAATAGATATGCTACACGGCAGCAGGGAAGTCTCTTTTCGATACGACCTTTTAAACTATGATGAGGTTAAAATTGGAGAACTGGCTTCCCTTGGTGGAAACTTAGGACTAAACTCCTTGGCACAAATAAAGAGAAAAGGAAATTTTCAATTTAAAGAAAACGAATTTAATGATGTAGACTGGCTGAATGATAAAGTTCAGCCGGTTTTTATTTTAAACAAAATATATGAATTCCCACTCGGAATATTTATGATAAGTTCTCCATCCAGGGTAATGAAGAAAAAGTCAATATACCGCTCGGTAGAATGTTTTGACACTACGATGGTTTTATTAGAGGATAAATTCGACACAAGATACCGGATACTCAAGGACACTAACTATATAACGGCCATAACACAAATAATTAATTCGGCAGGAATTTTGAAGATTAGCATCCCTTACATTGATGCAAAAATTAAAACGGACAGAGAGTTTGAAATTGGAATGTCAAAGCTTGAAGCAGTTAATTATCTCCTACAGGAAATAAATTATACGTCCGTGTGGGTGGACGAGTTGGGAAACTTTACATCGAATCCCTATATCCTTCCGAACGACCGGGAAGCTCAATATATTTATCGAAATGATGAAATGAGTATTATTATACCAGACACTCCTACGGAAGAAATAGACTTGTTCTCTGTTCCGAATAAATGGATTATTGTTGCCACTAACCCGGAGACTGATCCTTTAGTTGGAAGATACACAAATGAAAATGGAGTGAGTCCTACATCAACTGTCAGTAGGCGAAGAACTATAGTTGATTATAGAGAAGTTGATGATATAGCAAGTCAGTCTATCCTGGATGAGTATGTAAGGAGAATAGCATACGAAGCAAGTAACGTATACGGCAAGTTTATTTTTAAAACAGCTATAATGCCACATCACACCTATATGGATTGCCTCTACTGCGAACATACCGGATTGGGAGTAAAAAATAAATTTATTGAAACAAGCTGGGAAATAGAATTAAAAGCCGGTGGAAAAATGAGCCACAGCGCAAGGAGAGTGATACAGATTTGATTACGGCAGAAGAATTAGTACAAGACATGGATAATACCGAAGAACAGAAGTTTTTTAAACTTGCAACAGTAGATGATTTATTTGAAAACAATACAGCAAAGGTGCAGTTTGACGGAGAAGATGAACCTAGCGAAAAACAATATTCTTATTTGAGTTCGTACATTCCTTCAAAAGCAGACAGGGTTTTACTCGGGGCCATTGGAGGCACTTACATAATCTTAGGTAAGGTAAGCTACAATGTAAGCCCGGATGTGGAGGAAGAAATTGATCGATACCTTTTTGATTTAAAGCAAGTAATTATGAAAAAAGGGCTAAGTCTTACAGGGAATGCAGATGTAACAGGAGATTTAATCGTTACCGGAAACTCGAATGTAACCGGTGCAATGTCTGTAGGTAGCGTTGAATCTGCCGGAAACATAAATACAAGTGGTGGTGTGAATT